GGAGTTCCTGCTGCGGCCCCGGTTCCCAGCTACCCAGCAGCCCGAACCCGAACAATTGTTCCCAGTAAGTACCCCGGCAGCGCTTTTTACCAGCGATTCACCCGGTAACACCAGCAGCCCCGGTAACTCCCAGCCTTCACTCGGCCCCGAACCCGAACAATTCATCGGGTTATTACCCAGATTCGCTGCTGGCCCCGGTAGCTGCCGGTCCTGCTGGTATTTTAACCCGAACAATTTATCGGCTTATTCCCCAGATTAGATGCTGGGCCTGAATCTATCTGGGGGGAACATGGACGCCCGAACAATTTATCGGGTTATGTCCCCAGCAAGTTGAATCCCGACCCGATTCCGTGCAAAAATGGTGATAATCCCGTACAGGCGCTGGGAGGGCTACAGGAGAACCCGAACAAGTTTTCGGCTTCCCGACCCCCCCGATTACTGACACAACCCCACCTGATGGCCCCGATCTGGGGCGCTGCGGCCCCGCCAGCCACCCCGCACGGTGTTATCCAGCTACTCCGCTGGTTCTTCGCTACAGTCAGTTATAGGAATTTGTTCGGGTTTTACGGGATTTTCTGCTGGAGTTACGTCAATCATGCGATTTTTAGCACGATCCATGAATTCTTGCAGTTGTTCGACGATCTGCTCTCTGCTGAGATTATCAACGTGTTCATGTGTTACATGGCTACGGGCGACCATAAGCCCCGTTACTTTCAAGCGAAGTTCCTCGGCTTTGATGGCTGCTCCGAAGTTTCCTGCCTGCCAAGCCTCGTCCCGCAGTCGCTGCATATCCCGAACAGATTTGGTTACGGACACTCCGTATTTGCTTTCGAGTTCTTGCCGCATTTCTTCCATGCGTTCTTTGACTCGTGGATGATTGAGAAGCTGCACTGCTGAAACGTTCGGGTTTTTATATCCTGCTGCTCGTGCTGCTGCTGTTTGTGTCATGTCTTTGTGGATATAGTTATCCAGAAATTTCTGCTGGGGGGGAGTTAGGCGCTTTTCCCCTTTGGTTCTTTGTTCCCCGACTTTTGGCATCTGCTGGCTCAACCCGAATAATTTATCGTGATGTTAGAATAGCGCGGCTGCTCCTCCGTTGCAAGTCCAGAGATTCCCAATTTGTCCCAATACCAAAGCGTCAACGCGGCTTTGACAATAACGACAAGTGGGGGGTCTTTATATACCCCCCCTTATAGGGGGGTGACGTAGTTGACGTAAAATAACCCATTGATTTTATTGACTTATTTACGTCAAAATGGGTTTTTGACGCTGTTGACGTAAACCACCTAAGTCATTGATTTCATTGAATAAGTTACGTCAACGTCAACTACGTCAAGTTTTGACGTTGATTTTTTTGACGTAAAAAACCCTTTAAAATCAATGGGGGTGTTTTTTGTAAATTTTTTTATACTTTATGCTTGACGTATGGGAATTGATGCATTAAATATGGGAACGTCTAGTATTGAAAGGAGGCCATAACATGGCACAAGCAGACAAGAGAAACAACATTCTCCGCGATCTTCGGGGTGATTTGTTTGATGATAACCACGCAACGCGGCGCTTTTTTCGCTGTTGGTTGGATGGTTCTTATTTTGGTGAAAACGACTACCGCCGCAATGTCCAGTATTTGCGCGATGCTTTGAAGGCTCACGGCGTGGGCATTAATCTTGAGCGCAAGATTACACCTTGGGTAATTAGTCAATTTGTTCGGTATACTGCGCATGAGGCTGATTGTTCGTCTGGTTATGCTCAGAAGGTTATTGTTGAGCATTTTAATTCACTACCTAATCCGATGGAAGCTGACTTGCTTGCATCATTTACAAATGAGTTGATCAGCGATGCGCTTGATTTAATCGCTGATGATATCCGCGAACATTTAGCAGAGAAGGATGCCGCATAATGTTTAATATTGAAAAGGGTATTCCGCTCCCGACTGATGAGCGTAGAGGCCGCAAAAAAGGCCAATTGCGTTTGGCTCTGGAGAGTATGGAGGTTGGTGATAGTTTTATTATTCAACAAAAGCACAGATGCCAAATTCCTCAAATCGCGCGTAAAATTTCTATTAAGTACAGAACCCAAATGGTAGGTGATGATGAGATTAGAGTTTGGCGCACGGAATAAAAGAAAAGTTGCACACTAAGGGAGGGGAGATTTTATCTCCCCTTTTTTTACTGCTTGACATCTGGGAAATTATGGGATAAGTTTATTTATCTAATGAGAAGGAGAAGTTATGTATTATCTAGCATATGGAATGAACATGAACCGCGCTGCTATGCGGCAGAGATGCCCGAAGGCAAAGCCTATGGGCGGTTTTTACTTACCGAACTATCGGTTAATTTTTCGCGGGGTTGCTGACTTTCGCGCTGACAATGATTGCATGTTGCCAGTTGTTGCGTGGAAGATTACGCACGATTGTTTACGCGCATTGGATCGTCTTGAGGGCTATCCGACTTTATATGATCGTCGGTTTATCAACGGCGAGTGGTTGATCTATGACATGAACGGCAACAAGAGCGGCATTGGCAGACCTAGTGCGCATTATTACCAGATGATCAAGGACGGTTATGATACCTTTGGCCTTGATGATTACTTTTTGCGTTCTGCGTTGCGTGATGCGGAGGAAGCGGCATGAGTGTTGAAAAATTCAAGAAGCGGTTGGAAGGTTTCAACGACAACAAGGTTGAAATTATTGACAATCTTTTTCGGTGTCAGGAAGAGCAGTTTGCAAGCCCTTATTGGTTAGGCGAGGCGGTTAAAAGTCTTGCGGGTTTACATGATCTTGTTGAAGACTTGATCAATCACATGGAAAAGGAGAAATTGTGATGGACTGGGGAGATTTGGAGGACTGGATTATTGCGGCTATCACGGTTGTTTTGGTAATTGTTTGGGTAGTTGGTCCATACCGCATATGGTGGTAGATTCTGACATAACCCGAATATGTTAATGACCCCTGCGATTTTCGCGGGGTTTTTTTTATACCCCGTGGATAAGCCGAACAATTTGTCGGCTTGTTAAGTTGGCGCGTAACTTTAGTATTTTTTGATTTTTTCTATTGCATCCCATGTTGTCCCATGCTATAAATAATTTACGGAGAAGGACATAACTGTTCCCTATCTGCCTCAAAACTAGACTTGCCCCCGATTACTCCATGATCGGGGGTTTTTTTGTTTTGTATAAATTTTTTTATTGACATTGATAAAAACTTGGGATATTATGGGATATGTCTAGCAAACAGAGGAGATTTTTATCATGGGCTTAGATATGTATTTACGCGGCGATAAGTTTATCAGCCAATATGACCATTCACAGCGCGATGAAAACGGCATTGCGTTGGAGATTAAGCGTCCTGTCATTGATGGGTTCGAGGTTACGTCTTACAACCTTGATCTTGGTTACTGGCGCAAGTTCGCGCCTTTGCATCAGTACATTGTAAAGGTGTTTGCCGATGGTGTTGATGAGTGTCAGCCAATTGAATTGAGTGCCGATGATTGTCGTCGGACTGCTGATGCTTTGCGCAAAAGCGGCTTGCCCGACAATGAGGATTGCCACGGCTTTTTCTTTGGCTCCCCTGAGTTCTGGGATGATTACATGGTTGAGGCCGAGGATCATGCGCGAGTTTTTGACAAGGCTGCGGCTTGGATTGAAAGCAATTCATGGAACAGCGTAACTTATCAGGCGAGTTGGTGAGATGGACAATATCAAGTTTTACATGGAGATGTTTGGTCAGTTAAAGGGCGCAAAAATCATCGACTTCAAGATGGTTCCTTGTGACTACGACAAGTACGATTCGTGGCCTACATTCACGATGCGTAAGGGCAATCAAACTTTTAATTTTGTGTTGTCCAGAGATGAGGAGGGCAATGGCAGTGGCTTTGCGTTTATCGAAAATGTGTAAATGTCCCGATTGTGATGGTGAAGGGCAGGTCGAGTATGACTTGCCCCGACCACACGGCTTTGGTCGTGATGTTGGTTACATTGATACAGTGATGGACGACTGTGAGAATTGTTCGGGTTCTGGTGAAGTGGAGCAGGAGGATGGATAAATTTAACGGAAGAAAATTGCGTTACATTCGTGAACAGCGAGGCGTTAGTCAATTGGAGTTGTCTAAGGCTTGCGAAGTTCCACAGTCTTTGTTGTCAAAGTATGAAAGGGGGGAGGTCAAAAGCCCCCCTGCAAGTGCGGTTCAGGCTTTTGCGGATTACTTTAATGTTGCTTACGGTTATTTTTTTGGTGATGTGAACAGCATTTCTTTAGAGTTAAGTTATCTCGAAATGGGGCTTATTTTGTCTGGTTTAAAGGCTCTTAAAAAGAAAACCAAAAAAGATTATGACCCGAATTTTGTTCCCGAAGACGGCAGCTTTGATGAGAATCTAAGTAAGTTAATTCGTTGTGACCGTCTGTTGAATAGTTTGCAGAAAATTTACCGAAAGGGGAGAGAAAATGGTTGATTGGAAGAAGGCGCTTTCAAAGAGAGCGGTTAATGCGATATGTAATGAGTTCGAGGTAGGCGGTGTCAACTCACTTTGTCATTGGCGTGATCGTGTAGAAGAATTTGATTTCAACATCAGGGATCATAGGGATCTTTATGTGGATCACCCGACTTGGATGATTATAAATTTTGGCATAAAATCACAAAAGGAAGTTGATAGTTTTCTTGTGGCGCATTGGCCTGAAACGAATGTTAGATTTCATCCAGATGAAAAAAGTATGGACAGAAGAGATGGTTATTTAAGAGAACAAACTAGAGTTCTTAATCCTGCGGAAAAATTAATCAAGCAAATTGATTTGTTTTCAGAAGCTGTAAATGCAGACTGGTTTTCCCACAATCACATTTATGCTTTTGCTTACATTTGCAAGCTTCAACCTATTCCTTTGCGTGATTTGCAGCAAAGAATGGGTGTAGAAAAATCGTTATTAAATAGGCTTGTTCATTCTTTGGGCGATAACCCAAGGGGTAAGTTCAAAGGTGCTAATCTTGTGACAGTTAGAGTGATGCCTCATGACAGGAGGCAAAGGGAAGTGCGTTTGACCCATAAGGGTGAGGCGTTGATGGATGTGATGTTTCCAGAGGAGGGAAAAAATGAGTGACAGGGAGATGGAAGAGCTTCTTGATGAAGTGTTTCGCAAAGTTTTTGGAAAAGATTGGTAGGGAGATAGTGATGCTTGAACAAGGGAGCGAAGAGAAATTAACGCCATTGGATAGATGGAAGGCAATGGCGAAGATTGAGAATGAAAAGATGCTGTCTAATAATGGCAGCAGACATTCTATTGCGGGATTAAAGGGCAGGGATGGTGGCTACAGCGGTGGTAGGCCAAGCAAGAGCGTTGATGGTGTTCCCAAGCTGTCTGAGAAGGCTGAGAGGATATTGGTCTGCCTGAAGGAGGGTATGAAGGTCAAAGCCATTGCGCAAGTTGTTGGCAATTCTCATCAGGCGGTTAGTCAGATTATTGCGCGATATAATTTAAAGGAGTTAGCAGATGAGTAGCGTTGATGATACAATGTGCATGCACTATGTTGTTGATCGTTTGAACGGCATTGTTACTGAGACTGATTTGTTGAGCTTTATTGATGAGGTTCGGCATAACATAGAAGTAAACGAAGATTGGCGGCGGTCAAATCCGCCATCATTACCCGAACAAGTGTCCGTTAATCCTGAAGACTTTGATGTTTTTACTGCTGTTGATAACATTAAGAGGGATTATGTTGAGAGGGCATTATCAAGATCAAAGAACGTAAGCAGTGCTGCAAAGTTGTTAGGCTTGAAAAATTACCAGACTCTGCAAAACTGGATTAATAGATTGGAGATTAAGTGATGGGTTTTTATCAACCAAGTGAAAAGAAGAAAAAGGCGTTTAATAAAGCCATTGAGCGGATGCCTGAGAACATGACAAACAATGATCTTTCTGCGTTTATTGTTGGACTTTTCAAGGTTTATGACATTAAGGGCGATCAACGCAGAATGCTCATTCTTGGACTAGCCATGCAAGAACATGATGATGATGACGATGATGATGAAGATGACGTAGGTGTTGGTGTCGAGATTGACTTCAATGACCCGAAGTTGTCAGCTATTTTTAAAGGAGGCAAGTAATGGAGTTTTTTACGGCGTTGGTTTTTTACTACACGTTACGAGGTGAGCCTATGGTTTCCACAATTTGGTTTGAGACTAGGGCGCAGTGTGAGAGGGCTTTGCGCGTTGATGAGTTTATTTACGCTGTTTACCAAGACCCGAAGCATGCTCATGTTTCGTGTGACGTTAGCAAGGTTGCATCTATGTCGATCAGGCCGAAGGCTAGGCCAGATATTTTTGCACAGGAGGGTTCTTAATGGACGACAGGGTGTATGTTGTTCGTGATGAGGTTTGCAGGCTTCAGCGTGAGGTAGATGATGCTGAGTGGGAGGGCGATCCGCGTCTTTCTCATTTGGCTTGGGAGTTAGCTCAGTTTAAAAAGTTGGAGGAAGAGGGCGTAATTTATGAGCCTAAGTTCTGAAAAAGTGGAGGAGGTCGTTAGTGATCTCCTCCAAAACTTACCCGAACATGTTTCTATTTCTGACATGCGAAATTTGGTTTGCGAACTTTTGTTCGGCTTAGGTTTGCACCCAGACGACCTGCCGATTTTTTTGTTGATGGTTGTGGATGCTTATATGGGTGAGCGCAGAGTTGATATGTTACGGGAATAATGATATAACCCGAATAAGTTTGGAGATGTGTTCTTATGTCAACGTTAAGTCCTTTTGCAAATTCGATTCGTCAGCAACCCATGTTGTCCCATGTTCAGCCATTTGATAAATCTCAGTTTGGTATAGGTGCGTTGTTTAAAAGACTAGCAGCATCGCAGCCAACCAACAATGCTCCATTACGACAGCTTGGTGTAGCGCAGCGCAACGATGAGCCTGATGAAGACTACAATGTGCGTAGTGGATTAACTAGAGCGCCACAACAGCCTGCTCAACCCACAAATCCTTTTGAGGGCAACGAGCAGTATCAGGCGTTGATGGAATATCAGCAGAGCCTAGCACCAAACCAAGAGCAGCAAGCGCGTTTGCAAGAGTTACGTTCGGCTTTTGAGGGTACGGGTGGATATAAGGATTACCGTATTAATCAGTTGCAGAACCAGTTTCAGCAGCGACAGCGCAATCCGATGATGGGTATGGGATTGGGTGGTATGCGTCCGATGGGTATGCAGCCTTATCAAAACTTTGGGCGACCCCCGATGCAGCAGCGTCCGATGCAGAATCCGATGCCAGTTCCGCGTGGTGGTTATTTGGGATATAATCAGATGATGAACCCACAGCGTCAGTTCGGCGCGATGGGATATAATCAGCCGCAGCCCTATCAGCAGCAATCTGGCATAATGGGTGGTTATGGAATGAGTCCATATCAGCAGATGCGTCCACAGCCACAGCAGTTTGGTGGTTATGGAATGGGACAAAGCATGGGTGGATATGGCGGTTACGGCGGTATGTCGAATCCTTACCAGCCCCAGCAGATGGGTTCATACAACCCGAACAATTTTATGGGCTATCTTCAATAACTAACTTGCAAGCGTCACATTTTCTTTGTGATTCGTTTAATCTCTTTAATGGTATGTTACATTTAGGGCATTGATTTGCCTCTAATTTTTTTTGGAAATCGCCTTCTTCTTGCAGATTAATAAGATTCACTTTTCTCTCCCAAGGTGGAGTTTTTAACGTCACCTTCATGTTTCCGTTTGCTATCTTTCTTTTATAGCCCTGCATTTCCTTCTCTGCTGCTGTCCATCTTTTCACCATTTTCTCCCGACTCCATTTTTCTTACGAACATTTCAAATAGTGCTTGAAGTTCTTCTATCTGTTGTTTGATGATTTGATCTGAACGAGCAGCGGCATCTTGTTTCATCCAAGACATTCGCCGCTCCATTCTTTGTTGTATTTTTGCGGCTTCTATGTCCACCGTGCATTTCCTTTCAAAACGATTGCGGGGCCGACGATTCCTGTCCCGCACATTTTTGTAGCTTCTTCATTGAAAGGAAGTTCTTTTAACAATCCTTCCTCATTTACAAGGATTTGAATATCTGGGTCAGTAGGTGAATGAACCATCTCCACATATCCCCCGACAATTTCTTGAGCCTGCTCAAGTGTTGGCCCTGTATCTTCAAATGTATGAATCATATTTGTCTCCTTTTCTACATAGACTGGGACTTGTACCATATAATCCCGTACCTTGCAAGCAAAAAGGTTAACCGGGGAGGCCCGGTAATTAACCTTATAACCCGAACAAATTATCGGCTTACATGCTATCGCGCCCGGTAACAGGTTCATATGTCCCGTTGGATAGCGGCCCATTTGGAACTCCGAGGTATTTAAGCGGTCCGCTGGGGGTCAATCTGTACTTATTAACCAGACCTTGCTGCATGGCTTTGGTCACTGTGTTTTTAACTGTTGTTGGTTTGACTTGTTGAATTGCTATGATGCAAGGCTCGTTTGGCTCTAATCCGTTGGCTGTATTCCAAACGCCATCATGCACACCTTCTATTGTGACTGCTAATCCTTGCGCTTCACGCATACGGATATAATCAACAACGTGCGCCAAGCGCTCTCTGACGGTAGAAGACATTGCAATAGCTTGAATATCTACGCTTCGATCTTCAAGTAGACCAGTGTTTGGGTTACGAATGAAATGTCTGATTTCACGATTGGCAGGTCCATTTGATTTCACAACAGCGCCATCGAACGCGGTATTTCGTGCGTATGGTATGTTTAAATCCTTACACCTTTGCCTACCTGTGCTTTCATCTATTTGCCACACTGAGAAGGCAGAGCGAACGCCGTCAACGATAGCGGATGTGCCTCTGATTTTATTACGAGCCTCCTCTGGTGTGGAGATTGGCTCTTTGGCATCCACTTTTGACATGTGGTGGTTAACCATAACAGTTGCACCTGTTTCGGTTGCCATCTGCGCGAGAAGCCCCATGAATGCAGCACCTGCCGCTGGATCAGCGTTTACATCAGCGTGAACAAACGATGCCATTGGGTCTATCACCACTAGCCGTAAGTTATCTAATTCAAGCATTTGATCATATATACGAGAGAACTCATCGCCCATGACATATGAATTGTCGAACTTTTGCATGATTGGGAACACGCCGCCCAAGTTAGGCAATGGTAAAATCCGCAGTTTGTGATCATAGTGTTCACGATAATTCAGGGGATCAAGTCGAGCGATCCTGCGGTGCATTTCATCTTTATCATCTTCCGCAGTCAGAATAATTGCATCCCCATGCTCTGCCACAAGACCACCAAAAGCGTTTTGCATAGATGCTCCAGACGCTACTTTCATGGCAAGGTCGAGTGTCATCATGCCTTTGCCGCTATCCCCTGCCGCTGCAAATACAACTGGGACACCTAGCGGCATTGTATCTCCAATGAGAAACTTTTGCTCTGGTGCGCTACCGACAAAATATTTGTCGATAAGCAGACTATCATCTAAAAGAGATATTGGTTTTTTTACTTTGTTTTCATGGCCTTTGATGAACTTCTTTATGTTGAATTCTTCTTCTACAGCATCTGCTGCGTCCCACTTTTCAGGCTTTGTTGATGGGATTTGAAGCATGAGCGTTGACTTTGCACCCACGGCTTTTGCTTGCGCCTCAACAATCCTTGCAAGTTTTTTACCTGCATCATCGTGATCAGGCCATAAGATTACTTCTTTGTTGCGCAGAGGTGTGAAGTCGAACTTTGATGCTGTATTTTCTGACAACATTCCTGCGCCACCAATTGTGCATGTTGCAGCGTATCCTAGCTGATTAAGAGCATCTGCGCATTTTTCACCTTCAACCCAAATAACCTTGTCTGATCCAAGTATATTGGGTATGTTATAGAGGGGTCTGGGTTCGGGTAAACCTTGGCTTCCATTCATAAACTGGCGGAACTGTTTTTTTGGTTTTCCTGTTCCATCCCGAACAATTTCGCCAGTTGCATCTCTTTCAAAGTATTTTCTAACAGTAACGAGAACTTGACCGTCCTCATCTGTATAGTCGTACTCTTCTTCAAACGGAGTGCTTGGCCCAATGTTTGCCTTCACAGGCTTTTGTTCGGGTTTGATAAAGCCATTTGTAGCGGTTGTGTTTGTGACCTTAAAGTTTTCTGGCTTATTTAGCTTGACGATGTTCTCTGGTTGCGGCGCTAGATTTTTGGGCAGGTATTCAGAGAAGTATTCTGCTGTTTCTGCGAGTGTCCAACCACGGCCCTCTTTCATGATCTTACTAATGCCACCTACGCCATCACCTGACTCAAAGTCTTTGCCGCTTAGAAACCAAGGGCTATTGATGTCAATGTTTATGCGAAGCGACTGACCTTTTTCCCCACGCAATGAACCTAACATGAAATCATTGCCGCGCCGAATCCCATTCGGGAAGGTTTCTAGTAGAGCGCGTAGCTGAACTTCTCTTGGAACTTCGCTTGAAATTCTCTCAGCTACCTCTCTTGATGTCTTGCCAAAATGTAAAATATTCATTATCTTGTCCTTAATCAAACATTACACACTAAATGTGGGGTGCTCTTTTGGTAGGGGGGCACCCCATATTTTACTCATCCCAACAGCTTTGTTGATATTCGCAAAATTTACATAGGAAGAAATCTTTGCTTTGAGCGATACGAGGCAGAATGTCACCTGCTTTTGAAGCGGTCAAGATATTTACCGCCCTATCACTTGCCTCTTGAGCTAACGTAGGATTGTAAGGAACTAGCTCATAGTAAATCTCAGAGGTATTTTTATTGACCACAGTAAACAAAGCAGGGTTTTCTGTTAAATCCATATAGGTTTGGTACAGAGCGATTTGAGTTGCGTAAGTTGGATTTGCTTTAGCAACGCCCATGCGCACAAACGCTTGGAATTTTTTCTCATTAGATGATTTGTTTTCCCACAGTGAGGGATATGCCATAGAAACAGGGCCATCACATATAACGCCATCTATATGACCACGAATCTCTCCATCAGCGATAGAAAAGCCAAACTGCTCACCGCCCTTGTCTTCTGTACGAAGATCAAAACCTGCATCTTTAATCCACTTGGCTGCATAATCTTCGATGTTATGACCGAACTGGAAGATGCGCAGTGTACGCGCTGTAAACTCTTTGTCAGGGTCAACAGGGTAGTTAAGGTAGCGATATTGTATCTTTCTCTGGCATTCATCGCCAATACTAGACGCACCGATATATTTTCTCCGCGTCCTTTTCTTCTCTCCTGCAACGATTGCAATGTCTACTGCATCTTCAATCTCTTTTACGATTGCCTCTGTCATATCTTATAAACCTCTTATTAGTTGTGGAGCATCAAAAATCATTTCTAACTGTGGGTGATTTAATTCTTCAAACTCTATGTCACAAAAGTTTCCACAATCAGGCATAATTATCTTTTGCTTATGCCCCTTTTTAGGGTCTAGTTCGTCCAGAAAATCGCCACGAATACATGAGTTGCCCACCTCACGCTCTAGTTCAGCCATTTGCTTAAAGTGATCTGGAAAATCTATTCTGATTTTGTTCCAATAGCCTGCACCACCCTTTACGCAACCAATGCAATTATTGTTTTTATATCCAAGCCCATACATAGCTGGACTTTCTATGTTGGCTTTTTGCAGGAAGTGCAGACACTCAGGCTTGGTCATGCGCTTTTCGATCAAAGGAAATATAGGCTTAGATACAGGATATTGTTCCTTAAATCTTATCGCTCTGTTTATTTCCTTTTTGCTAAACTCAAATCCAAACACCTGACCATCATAGGCGAGTTCCTTCTCTACTCTTTGCCTAACGCTTTTCTTGAGTTCAGAGGTGCATCTCGCTCCTGCTGGACCGTTCACATATCTAGTCTTTTTAATAACATCAAATTGGTCTTTGTACTTTTCAGACCGCCAAACTTCTATTTCACAGCCATACCAATCTTCACACTCTTTTTTAAATCTAGCGTTGTCATCATGCGCAGAGTCTATAGCAAAGTATATGGGCTTTATCGAACTCCCAAATTCTTCAATAGCTATCTTAGTTGCAACGGCGCTAGTAACCCCTGCACTCCACCATGATATAATCATCTCAACACCTCAGACCTTTGATTAAAATGGGATTGATGTAGAAGGCCAAGTGCCTGTTGACTTATAGTAAGTTTCTTCAAGTTTTCCAATTTCAATCTCCGCTGCTAGACGTTTTGCTTCTTGTATTCCAAATATCAGAGTGTGCACTTGTTCTTCTGAAAGGTCAGAAAAACGCGTACCCCATCCAAATTTGCTCAATATATGCGCCAACTCTTCGATTGGCTTTGGTGGATCAAGGGTGCTCAATGTATTGTCTCCTTTCTTGACCCGAACAATTCTACGACTTCATTTATTTCTTCTGGGTCCACATCTTTGTTTCTAAATCCAATGTTCAAAACCTCATGCCCTTTGATTAAGATAGTTGCTGTTCCAAACAAAATCTCTTTTTCTGCTTCTTCAAGATGGTCATGAATGACCTCGTTTGCTCTATCCTGAACTTCAGCAAGGTTTGTTGAATCATTGACCCAACACACCATTTCTATTTCAGATGTTTCTACCGAATCATCATCTCTTTCTGTAAACATTAGGTGCATTTCAAATCTAGGCATCTGTCTTCTCCACAAGGCTTTTAGCTAAATCTCCAATGAGATTAGCTGTTGCCCTTGTGTTTAACTCTACATGACCAACCTCTTTGCCGTCTACCCACATGTAAACGACTGGTCCTGCATCGCTCTTTCGAACTGTGATTAACTTAATTCCCAAAGGTCTTATCCTGCGCTGCATGAAATGCTTTACCCATAGCACCTTTGTTCCAACAAAAATTCAAAGCGCATCCTGCTTTATATTTTGTCCATGAGAAGTCCATTGCATTGACTTGAATGCCTTGGTCCAACAGAAGGCTTCTTTGCTTATCAGAGGCCCTGTTATTGAGCCAGCGCTTGGTTTTATTGGCGGCGTTACTGTCTTCTATTTCACGCAAGAAATCATCGGCTGCTGACATAGCATGAACCTTCTCACCAATCGCTACTGTGCGGACACGACCTTTGTTCTGTTTGACCATTGCAACCCACATGTTGTCTTTCATGTGGCCTACAAATGCAAATCCCTGAAAGCCCATAGCCATCAGTGCGCTTCCCTCTTGAAATGGATTGATCCACATGAAGGGAGATAGCTGCATTAGATCGTATTCAGTCATGATGAATTTTTCTAGCGAAGCTTTTTCTTCTGCTACAAACTCATGACCACATATTGGACACTCTGATACACGAGCATGAACCTCTGACTCACACTCTGGACAAATTTTTGTGGGTGCTTCGCCCTCAACCGTTTTGTCCCTTCCATCAAGATTGGCAACATCATCAATGCTGCCGTGCGTAATCACAGACGTACCAAAGTCCATGACGATGCAATCAGTCTTGACTGTGTTTGGGTATAACTCAGGATCAACAATGCGTAGCCCACGCCCAATCATCTGAACCATTGTGCCTTTCTGAGAGCATGGTCGCGTTAGAATGACACAAGACACAGGTGGAGCATCAAACCCCTCTGTAAGCACGGCTACGTTGACCACAACCTGCAAATCACCATGCTCAAGGTCATGGAGCATTTGCGATCTTTCTTCTTTTGGCGTTTCTCCTGTTACAAAGTTTGCGGCAACACCAGATGCAAGAAACGCATCGCAAAGATGTTCGGCATGTTTGACTGTGGAGCAGAACACAACTGTTTTTCTATTGCCTGCTTTTTCACGCCATTCTTGAACAATTCTATCGTTAATGACTTGGTGGTCCATAATCGCGGCGACTTCTTCCATGTCATATTCTTTGCCGCGTTTTGTGACATTATCCAGTTGATCATTGATACCTAAATCAACGACAAATGTTTTGGGACGAACCAGAAACCCTTCTTGTATTAAAGAGCCGATTTCGATTTGGTGTGCGCAGTTGTTAAATACATCGCGCAATCCCTTTCCATCGCCCCGATTGGGTGTGGCTGTAAAGCCCACAATCTCTGCGCTGTCGTTATCTTCAAGCACGGCATCTACCACACGGCGATACGTCTTCGCCGCAGCGTGATGGCCTTCATCAATTACCACCATGTCGAACTTTGGGCGATCTCTCAGGTTACGCTCACGCGATATGGTCTGGACCATTGAGAAGACTGCATCTCCATCCCAATGCTTGACCGTGCCATTGACTATGCTTGTGGTGATGTACGGATTTACCTTTTTGAACTTGGACTCATTTTGCTCAACAAGTTCGTCGCGGTGCTGCACGACTAAAATCTTTTTGCCTTCTTTATGTCGCTTGCCGATAAGGGCAGAAAGCATGATGGTTTTGCCTGCACCTGTTGGTGCTACAACTAATGTGTTGCCGTGCTTGTCGAGTGCTTTGATAGCATCGCTTACGGCTACCTCTTGGTAGGGACGTAGTAACATAAATATACCTATTTGCTAGAATAGTAAGTTGGGGGGTTCGCGGCCCACGGCCCCCCTATCCGTGGTCTAGCAGGCGCGGAATGGCCCTGCCGCTAGATTATTGTTGCGCCCATGATGGAACTCCACCAGATGCTTGTGGCTGCGCAGGAGCGGCCTGTTGCATTGGTTGCGCAGCAGCAGGAGTCTGCATGACTGGCGCTTGTCCACTTGACACAAAACCTTGTGCACTAGGCGCTAAAGCTGCAATCAAACGATTGTTGTCACTGTAGCCATTAGTGCCTTTCTTAATTCCAACTTTAGCACAAATTTCCATAGCGTTTAAATCAAAAACACCTGTGATGTTACGATTTTGTTGTGCCTGTGGCGACATGTCCGCAGGATCAATGTTACGCGCACTTTCGACAATTGCCTTCAATGTACGCAAACCAATCTCTTTGGCTTGTGGGATGCCGCTTTGACCCATCTTGTCACCATCGACGAAGACACGATCCCAGAACTTACGGCGATCAAACTCGCCACCAATGATGGTGAACTCAAGCTCCATCCACTTAGCAGCAGAGGACATTGATTTCTTAAACCAAGGCCCAGAGCCGAACTCAGGGATTTCAATATCGCCTTGCTTTACAAGAACAACTGCACGGCAAATTGTGCCATTTGGAATTAGGGAAAACTCACGATCTTGTGGGTTATTATCGGCGGGTACGTTATTTAAATTAAGCACTTTGTGCCTCCTCTTCGCTAGAGTTTTGAGTTGCAGGATCAACAAATGTTAAATCCCTTGAGTCTGGAGAGACACTAGACATCTTTTCCATCAGTTTGCCTAGATGTGGCTCTTCCAAAGTTTCGAGGCGACCAGAGCGATCTTTTGCAGGGTAGCCCCATTCATTCAATGGCTGACAAATGAATGCACGATACTGACCGTGATCCCCTGACAGGATTGCCATTGTAATTACTTCGTCAACAATTCCGGGCAATTCACGCCCTGTCTTGCTGCCTTCGATCTGAAGCGCGTATTGCTTGCGCCCATAATCATCTGTCATTTCATCAAGAATTCCAACAAAAATCACATTTTTTGTGCGGATGTGCTGAAGGTGTGTAAGCCACGACATCATTTCGCGTCCGTGCATTCCATATGCTGCGCGTGTGTCTAGCTTTCCAGAGCGATCAGATCGTGACTCTGGTTGCTGCAAGCACCACTGAAAGCACAAACGTCCTGCTACAGTAATAGAGTCAACAAAAAGAGTGTCGAACTTTCTCCAAATCTCCTCACTGTCGCCAAACATTTGAGCGACATAATCATAATGCGCTTGGCTGTATGGCTGATCTTCTGAGAGAGATGGATTTGGCCCACCTAAAAAGCAAGCCAAGTCGCGGCACTCTGTCCATGTACGCGGACGGATAACATCAATCGGGTATCCTTCGATGGCGGCATCCCCTGCTTCCAAGTCCATAAACAGTGTGGTTTCTGGATTAAGCGTTCTAGCAAGTGTGGTTTTACCCACACCGCTTGCGCCACACACCACAATCTTGTGGCCTTTTTTCTCAGCCAAACGCTGATCGGCTGTGATAATTTGCAAAGCCATTATTCATCCTCCTCAATTGTAAACCCACCGACTTCAACGGTGCGGCAACGTTCCAAAACTTCCCTAACCGCAGGTGGCGCGGCTGTGTATTTGCGCTCATCAACGGCAAGCGTCAGCTTTCCATAGTGACGCGCATCCTCTGGAGCCATAGCTTCCAGAACAAGACCAAGTTCATTTTGATCCCAGACCACCTTCTTGCGCACTGTAGCCTTTAGCTTACGGTTTCCTGCAACGATGTTGGTGGTTCCAAAGTCTTTACCATCTGCGCGTAATGCGTCACACGCTTGGCTAAAGAATATATCATGTAGTTGCTCATCTACGCTTTTTAACTCATCACGCAGTTCACTGATAATGTGCTTGAGTTCGCTTCGACGATCAAACAGTTCACGACTATTCATGTCGGTTCCTTTCCGCTTTAAATTTCTAGAACCTTACCTATCCCACATGGTGAAGGATATGTCAACGACTTTTTTAGATAAATTTTTTTATTGACATCCTAGTTCATATGCTATATAGTGGGATTATAGGAGGTGAGAGTTTCTAGCTCTCTTATTTTCAATCGGGGCTTTGCCCCCTTATACTCTGAAAGGAGTATGCCATGCCTACCACTACCATCCCATTCGGCCTGACCTTCCGAGGTCAGAAAAATTACACTTCCAGTGAAGTCTCGAACTTCATTGAATGTGCTGATGGCATTGAGCCATTAGAATATCGCAATCAATACATTGCGTTTCTTGAGGACTTTCTTTCGGGAAAGATCAAGCCGTCAACACAAGTTGATGTTAACATCGCGCGTGAGTTCCAAGCTGACTTGGACAACCGCGCTGACATCGACTACCGTGAAGGTCACTGGGATGATTACCCAGAGATTGTATCTGGCGGCAAATACTTTGCCAAACAAGCCGCAAAGTTAAAACGGCACATTGCTAAACACACATAATATTGTGGGGGCTAACGCCCCCCTTTTTTTGACAAGAATATCTCAATGCCAAGACAAGCTTTCATTAACTTCTTCTTTAGCTTAAACTCTGGAGTCTCAACTCCCTTGGCATCTTCAATAATTGTTTCCCAATCGCCGTTGGCATTTTCTTTCTCGTAGCGGAAGTCGGCTATGTAGGTGCAAATCTTCTGACCGTTGACCTCTAATGCGAAACGAACCTGTAGCTCAAGGTTGCGCACCCTACCTGCACGTTCAAGGCTCTTTATATATAGATACCGCTCTGACTCCCATTTGGAGTCAAACTTAATGCCCTGCACCGTTACTTTTTTGTTTCCGTACTTGGCTCTTGACCCATGCCGTTTGGGATTATATACAGAAGAAAACGTCATTTATGGGAAAACCTCCATGCCAAATCCAGTAAAGTACAAATCAGTAAGCGTTTCAATAGCAGCTTACGATAAATTAGTAAAAATAGCGGATCATGAAGACCGTGCTATAGGTCGCCAGTTATCTCGCATGATTGATGAGTCTTATGACGATGTGCAATCGAAGGTGGCATCTCGCTATGAAAGACGTAACAGCGTTGGCGGCATTGCTTCAGTTCTAGAAGACTAAAGCAGTCCTGCGTTTCCAAGACCGCCCAGTAGTGTTGCTGCCACTGCTGGGTTTTTTCGTGCGCGATCTCTAAGTTCTTTATTAACATTAGAGCGAAGAATATCAATTACACCAACAGGAGCAGCAGGACCTCCTTTTGAGATAGTTTTAGGTATTGATATTTGAGGCATTTCAGGTTGTTGAACATTTGGAACACTTGTTCGGTTTCCTTGTTCCTGTCTAAACATAGCACGAGGAAGTACGTTTTTTGCTACACGACTACTTTGCCCATAGGTAGAACCTATTCCACGAGCAATTCCACCAGCCCTACCAGCCATCTGTCCTACGTTTATACCTTCTTCCATTGCAGCTTGGTTCATTATATCCATTACGCCTTGAGCGCGACCTTCTGGGTTATTTATAGTAGCTCGCCTCATTGCTATATAAGCCTTTACAGATTCTGGCTTGTTAAAAATACTTACGATTGCTCTAAATTTAGCTAGTCTTCCTAGCACATTAAGCGGATGTGAAAATATTCGAGAAAACAATCCTGAAGCAGCAATAGAACCTTCTTTAGCTGCATCTCCACCAATAACAGCTAAATCGTCTGCAAAATCTTTTAATGCTTTAAAAGTTTGTTGACCTTCTTCGTCTAAAATTTGTTTTAAAGAACCCGGTTTATATTTGCTCAAGGTTTCTTGTAAAGACCTTGCTTTTGCAGCAGATGTAAATACATCTTCGTCAACTACACTTAGCATGTCTTGAAGAACAACATTCTTCATGTTTTGTTTCATTTGAGGGTTGTAGTCAAAAAACTTCATAATTTGACGCGTTTCGCTTTCAGTCAAATTAGGGTTTGTTAAAGCCTTAACAACGTCATCATAACTCGAAGATTTGTTCGGATTGTTTAAGTCTTTAATAACACTTGTTTTGAGAGCCTCTGTTTGCTCTTTGTTTGCTTTAACAACATTTTTTAAAGAAATTATAAGATTGGAAGAACCTCCTGCATCAAAAACTCTTTGCACATCGTTTGCATTTAAAGTATTTTTTATACTTGTTTGTTCCATAACCTTTGCAAGTTTTTTAACTTCGCCCCACTCTTTGCCAAATAATTTAGGTCCAGTAGTTCCAAGTTTCATAATACTTTTTGCAAATGCTTTACCGTTAAACGCTTCAGGATTTATTGGATCAAGTTTAGATTCTTTTATAGCCATACTAAAGAAACGGCCTCCAAGTTCGTCCAATAATTCGTTTGGGTTATCAACTGCACTTATTACAGCCTGAAGGCGTTCAGGAGAATCTGGTTTAATAACTTTAGAAAAAAAGCCATCTGATATTGCTCGTGGACCTGCATCACCAAAGGCTTTTAAGTCTTGTATAGACCGTATAACACCAATGTTTGATAAATCTTCAAACCTACTAATGCCTTTTCTGTAATTATCATTAGCAGTTTTGCGCAACTTTGCTGCCGCAGCTAATATTTCTCTTGTGTCTTTAGGAAGTTCTAATCCTGTAGGAAGAACTAAGCGATTAATAATATCATCGCTGTCTAACATATTATCAAGCAAACCTTTAAGACTATTTAGTTGTTTTGTTCCTTGAGTTCCAGCACCGAACATTAAACTGTCATTAACGTGCTTTCTAAGAGAAACAAGGTTTCTAAAACTAGCTCTTCCACCCGCATCTGTTAGTTCTTTTAACGAGTTATATGCAAGACCAACGGAACCTTCTAAGAGAGATGTCCCATGATCTTCAATCATGTCATCAAATTTACTCATAAGACCACTAGTGTTAAATAATTTTAACTTACCGCCTTCTTTGAGAACCTGAACACCGTCTATAGTTACTGGAACTTGTATTTGCGCCAAAGCATCGTCTATAGCACCATAAGCACTCCGCGATACGTCATCAAAAGCATTAAATGCTTGAACTATACTGCCAAGAGTTTTTGCGTTTAAATCTAAATTCTCATCTACAGAAGCATATAGCATTTTCATGCCAGTATCTATGGCGTCAAAAGTTTCCGAGTGAGATTTTTTTATGTTTGAATTTAATTTTGAAAATTTAGAAGGAGCGTACCACATTACGTCTTTAGCTAAACCCTCTACAGGATCACCTTTTATAGCATTAGTAAAGGTTTTCTTTTCTTCCAAAGCTACTGCTAGGTTGTTGTCCATTCTTGTTGTATTTTTTGTAGCATTTTCTCCAAAAAGTTGAGTGTAAGCTAAAGGTTCTGGAGCACCAAGAGAACGTAAAGATTGAATATAACCTTTACTAAGTAATCTTTCGCCTTGGTCTAATTGTTTTAAAGTCACTTCATCCATTGCGCTAAGAGAGCCGCCTGCACGACCAGCAAGTGATTTGCCAGCGCGTCCTAATCCACGCACCCCTGATGCTACTATAGCGCCAGCAACTTCACCACCAGCACCAATAACAGCTTCTATAGCTACATCTTTAGTCACATCACCAAGACTTTGAGTTTGTACTCCAAGCAATGTCTCAATGGCCTCCTCTAGTGCTTGACCACCAGCCGCACCAGCGGCTGCGCCACCAATCGAACCAATTCCAAAAGTTAAACCACCACCAAGAATAGCCCCACCAATAGAACCTATGGTTTCAGGTAAGATACCAGCGAAGTCAGAAAAATCACGCATACTAAAACCTTCATCTTCGATAATGAGGTTTTTTCCAATTGGCTCCATGCCACGGGCTTTTTGTCCTGCTTCAGTTAAGGCAAGTCGTCCAGATGGATCACGCACATAGCCATCTTCTCCAACAGTCTTTTTTAAGATTGCTTCACGATCACCTTCAGTTTCACCAAAGGACATTAAAGCGCGAAGTTTACCGTCTGCACCTGATTCATAGTCAAACATATCACGGTCTTTGTTAGTTCTTTTATCAGCAACTTGTGTTAAACTTTCACCTGAATTTAAACCAGAAAAAGCTAAAGACGCCATTAGGTCTGACACTTCATTAGTTTCTTTATTTTGTTTAATTGCTTGTAGAGCCTCAAAGCTCTGTCTTTCATTTAACAAACCTGATTTTAAACCTTGAAGAAGATTATATTTTGTTCTGTCATCCATTATTTAACGACTCCAAGTGTTTTTAAGTCAGCGTTCATAGACTTTCTTTCAGCTTCTGTAAGCTCACCATCTCCAAAATAACTAGAAATTTTTTCTCCTGAAACTTGATCAAGATTTGTTAATCCTTCAAGGATTTTATTTTCTTCTCCCGTAACAACATCATTGTATAGTTTTGCAAGTTTGAATTCTAGTAAATCTGGATTTGAAAATAATGTTTTATCCCCAACAATTGATTTTACAAGTGAACGTTCAAAGTCAGATGTATTTTTGCCGCCTTCACCTAATATATTATTTGCTTGTTTTGCTTGTAATTCTGTCAAAATAGCTTTCATTTTTTCGTTTGGATTAGCACCTTCTGAAACATTAACTCCAAATGCACTTGCCGCACTGTCTACAGTGTCTAGTAAGGTGCTAAATACATTTACAGCACCCTCATCTGACATTGTTTGAAGGTTTATAAATTTTTCTTTATTTGTTTGATTTGATTTAAATCTTTTTTGAAGCGCCCTGTACGCAGCATCAACTTTCGCATCACTAGCCGAAACAACTTGGCCTCTTTTAGCTTGATTTGGGAGGCCGTAAAAAACGTCAATCATGTACATAGGGTCATCATCCCCAGTTATGAGAGACATTTTTCTTGGGGTTGTGTCAAAATATTCTTTAGCCTCTGGTGTTTTCATAGCCTCTGATACAACAGAACTCCAAACTGATCCGGGCAGTACCTCAAACTGAGAAGCAAATTCAGGATTCTTAATAAGTTTGTCTAACTCATATTTACTCAATGATTTACGCTTACCTTCTCCCTGCGCTAAACTAGCCAACAAACCTTTTACATTTTCAAATTTTGGAACAACAAAGTAATCGGTACGTTCCATTGCCTTTTCTCTAGCTGCAAGAGCTTTAGCTTCATCAGCAGACCTCATCTCTAAGGCAAACTTGCCAGCCGCTATACCATCTTGACGCGATCTTTCTCTAGCTTTTTCTAAGGCAGGCAACGCCGCTTGACCAGCCTCACCGACTGCGCCTAGCATTTTCCCTATGTTAAAACCTTTACCCGCTTTGTTTTGCATTAGCGCAAGACCAAAAGACATAAGAGCATGACTCTTATCCACCTTGCCGCTAATGTCTATGCCAGTGGCTTCAGCAAACTTTTTCTTGTATTCATCTAAATCTTTAACTTTTGTGTCTGGGCCTGCGCCACGCACAGCCTCCAAATAGTCATTTAAACCAGCCATAGCCGCTTGTTCAATTTCATCTTGTGAAACAGTCGGGTCAAGGTCAGCTTCTTTGCGCCGCAATGTTTCCTCTATTGAAGACTTGACCTCCTTTTTCGGCTGTAATTGCGCTAATGTTTCATCAATGTCCGTTGCAAGTTGATCTAATGGAGATTCTGCAAAAATAGGATCATTTTCTGGCAAACTTTCAAGACGCTTTGCGACATCCGCTACAAATTTACGATCTTCTAATTGGATAACAGGAGGCATTCCCTGAAGGATGTTATATTCACTCAACAACTCTTCTTCATTAAATTCTGTGGGCAATCCAAATTGGACAACTCGACCATCTTCTGGACGCTGATAAGCACCGAACACTTGTTCGGGTTGTGCAAAAAGCTCAGATATTCTCTCACCCAAGTTGTCTTCTTCTTGAAAATAATCTAAAAATGAGCGTTGATCATCAATTTTTCGGATAAGTGAGTTGTCTATTTGTGGCAAAACTCTGGGCGCACTTGTACGCCCCGGACCTTCTTCTTGAAACAAAGAACCCAAACCAAAATTAGTATCAGCCATTTATTTCCCCTATGCCGTGTTCAAGCCTTGAAGACCTGCATATGCGCCAACTCCTGATAAGAATGGGTTTGGTGCAGACGAAGGCTGCGTTGTAAACTGTCCATACATTGAAGCTGACGGTGATCCTGTCAAGTATGTTTGTCCATAGCTATATGGAGCAAGTGCTTGCTGCGTTGTGTTTAGCGTATTTTGACGCGCAAAGTCCCTCGCTTGTTGATTGTACTGACGATCTTTGCCACCAAGCTCGTACATAAACCCAAGGTCCGCAGGCTGCATTCCAGCATACACACGACCAATATCAGCAGACGTTCCAGACAATGCGCCATATGCCTTGCCAATGTCAGCTTGTGCGCCACCAAGTGCGCCCATTGTTTGGCCCAAGCCGCCTGTCAAGCGACCAGCTTCTAGGCTGCGCTTCATTTCATCTTGCTGCGCTTTTACTTGCGCATCAGCCGCTGAAAGCCCCATGCTGCGATACATGTCCGCTGCTTTCATTATACGATTTTTATCAGCCTCAAAAGCTCTTTGATTTAACTGACCTTCAGTGCTTGTAGCAGCAAGACCACGCGTAGCCGCATCCTGAAACGCTTTTGACTCAAGGCTTGCTCCAGATGTGCCAAGCTGACCTGTTAGCCCAGATGCTTGTAGCGCACGTTTACGAGCCGCCTCATCTGTTGCCATTGCGCCTGAGAGCGCTCTGTCATATCCTTGGGACATAAGATTAGCAATTGTACTTTGCTTCGCTTCATCAATGGCTCTTTCAGTTTCAGCCGCTTGAACCCCTCTACGAGAACCGCCAAATGCCCCTGCGCTAAGAGCTTTAGCCGCATCAGACTGGCGGCGTTTAGCCCCTTCACGATCAATGCGCGACATAGCCGCATCAATGACCTGCTCTTTGTAAGGGTCCATAAACTCTTGTGTTCTTACACCCGGATCAAAGCGCCCTAGCCCCTGTTCGGCAAGCTCAAAGGCACGACCTGTGCCACGTTCAAACGCCTCACGAGCGCCAAACTGACCACCTTCATCAACGTCTACTGTAGGTGCTTGACCAATACCAAGCTCTAGCGCATCTCGTGCGTCTGTCAATTCTGTGTTATATATCCCTTTAGCGTCTACTGAGCCACGGCCTTCGTCTAGATACGTTTTTGCATCAGGGAAGTAATCAGTAAGAGCATCAGAAATAGTTTCCTGACCAGTTTCCAATCCAGCCGATGCTTCTGGAAGATAACGAGCCATACCTGTTTCATCTTGAAAGTAGGGCAGGTAACGATCCATAAACGCTTGGCGTTCTTCAGCCGTATCAAATGTTCCTGTAACAGCGCCCTGAAGTGGGCTACCTGCTTGCACATAATCAGGTATTCTAAACAGTTCAGGGTCATCAATTAAACCCCCACCTAAAATACCTTCTTCATCTGGGGTTCCAAAAATTCTAGCGAGTAGTGCTTCATCGTACTCTTGAATGTATTTTGGCCTAGCCTGAATTTGTGTGACTGTATCCGACATCAGGCGTTACCCTCCAAGTTATCCATCATGCTATACATTGTTTGGATTCCTCTGTTCAAGTTTCCATTACCAGCGCCCTTAACTGCATCACGAGTCATTACAAACTCACCTGCGGTCAACATAGCGGGAACGTCATCTTTTGTTCCAGAACCCTCGCTTGGCATAATACCACCATCTCGACGCGGGAAATATGCAGGTCCACCTTTATTAGCATACAACAAATCACTCGCTGAACCCTGCCTGCGGTTAACTGGCCTAAACCTTATAGGCCCTTCTCCTGCACCACGATTGAATCTTTCCATCATTCCGTATGGATCAGGGTCTTCGTCTTCACTAAACAGGGTATCAAGCAATTGCGAACCAAGGCCCATTATTAAAGCCTCGCCTGCTTTAGTATTTAATATGCGACCAAGCCCAGTTTCTGTTTGTTTCGTTCCAAACAATTCACCTATTCCCAAAAGCCCCTCTGCTCTGGATACTGCTCTGGGTACTTTAGTAGTCATTAAATTGTCTTTATTCATTTTGTTCGTAATAGCATCTAAACCGCTTGTGGCTCCAGAATCTCCTGTCAACCCTAAAAAAGCGTCAAGAGAGTCCATACCAGTGCCTGTGCCGCTAATCGCGCCAAGTCCACCACCGATTGCTCCACCAATCAAAGCGTCACGCAAAGATGGCTTTTTGCCCTGTAAAGCTTGAACCGCAAGATTACTAACAGCGCCTTGAATCATAGGATTAGCAGCAGCTTTCGTCAGAAAAGGCATTATTGACTCTAAGAAAAACTCTCGTTTTCCAGTCATTGGATTTATGCTGTTTTGACCTGACCCAACCACATATCGTTTGGGATCAGCGCCTACATCTCTAAAAGCTTTCCCAAGACCACGAGCAACTTGAGGGCTGCGCTGTAGCACCTCTCTAGGCACAATCATTTCGTTTGGATTAACGTGCGCCATCATTGTGTCGCCGTTTCTTCCGTGCCTTGCCATACCTTGCATCATATTAACCTCACAACCGCTAAGATCAAGTTACCAAATGTTTGCATAAAATACTAGAGTGTACTGCCAGAAATAGCTTCTGGGGCTGTAACCCGAATATTTGTACTTCTTTTTTCTGATCCTGTCCAACTTTCTCCACAGTCAGGACAGTTCCCATCAGGGTAAGACGCGATTTCTTCAGGGGTATCCACAGCGTTTGTGCAATTTGCGCAATGCACCATATCAGTGCTTGTGGAAGGCTTCCATTTAGAGCCATCTGGCATCGTAATAATTGTGTCACTCATGATATTGTCACCGTTACTGCACCCACGCCACAAGTCCCTTCAGACCCACGAACATGTGGTGTGTTGATTTCTGATACTTTTAAATAGCCACCATGATTAAACACAGCGCCGACTTCTAGACCACTATCATCTGTTTGTAACGCCGTAAAAACAGTGAACGTGTTACGCCCTTCACTGGGGTTTTGCATGTTTTGAAGATATGTTGAGTAAGACCTCAAAACTTCTTCAAAATATTGATTGCTATACTCCTGCGGGGGTATTGGGAAAAATGGAAGGTTTAAGTTTCTAGACATTAACGCCTCCCATCAGGTCGAACATCTACCCGTGGTGAACCTAAACGCCACCCCGTTCCAATGTCATCGCTTTCAATTCTAAACGCGAATGACCTTCCTCTAAGCCGAACAAATACTTGATCTGTAAACTGCTCAATGGGAACAGATGCGGTTTTAGATACTGTGCTGGCATCAGATGATAAGTAGTTTCCGCCCGGAAAATTTCTTACCTTCAGTGTCATAGTAGCACTAGGCTCTGGATTAGTAGAGTTTCTAAAGGTCATGTCTGGTATCATTCGTCGCATAAATACAAACTGCTCACCTTCTCCAAGGTCCATTTGGCTTGATTCAATATAAGCGCTGATTCCACTTGCAGGACTTGTACTACCATCGTCAAAGCCAACTTCATGAAAGTACAAGTAATGATCTGTTGCTGCTGCAATTGGATCACTATTTACGCCACGATCAAGCCAGCATGTACGAGACAAGTTGCCATAATACCATATTTTTTGATCATAATTATATGTTACATAGCGATCATTTTCGTTACTTGATGAGGAAGGATAAAACCAAGTCACTTCAGAAAACGCAGTGTTTGTTGCAGCAGTTACTTTTTCTAATTGATCAACATTTATGTCCGTAAAGACGTAATCTCTTACGGAGCATGGCAAGCGCTGCACAGCACCACCATAAACATAAAACTCTTCCGCACCCATCCAGAACACATTATCTTCCACAGCGATTGCAGATAAAGGTCCAGCGATTGTAATGTTTGTAGATATTTCGTTTATACCGAATGTAAAAGGAGGCCCTAAAAATTGCATGGCGTGTAGTGAAACATCAGTAAAAACAAGAACTTGTTGCCTTGTTTCTATAGCCGTAACAATCTTTGAACCAGCGCCAATCCGTAAGTCTCCTGCTGTATTTGTCACAAGAGACTGCCATTCAGTTATATTCTCTTGATCAGAAAATCTTATAAGCAATGGGTCTTGAACTCCGGGTACTAGCTCTGAATCACATGCGAAAGCGATAACATGACGGTCACGATCAGAAACAAGAACTTGCTTTGCTATTGTAGGAACTTTGTTAGCACCCGCTACATCAGACAACTCAACGGCTCTAGTAGCTAATCCATTTGTGTTGTCCCAATAATATATACCGCCATCACGCACGTTAATTAACAGGTCTTCACCAAAATTATCGTGCGACCATATACGAAGCGTTTGACCAGCAACAGACAAAGATGTCGAGCTTCCCCATGTTCCCCGACCCCATGTTCCTGCACCCCAACCATTTCCAATAATAGTAGTATCTAAGCCTGTGGTAATCTGATAACTGCCAACAACGCTAGAACCACCATTTCCACTATCTGATGTTGTTGCAAAAACATAAGTCTCATTGAGGCCAGAGGTTGTTGTTATGCTGCCTATTGTAGAAACAGTACGAGCCTCTACCTGATAACTATTAGCGTTAATAATAGATGTAATTTGATATTCTTGATTAAGAATATTTGCAGCTATTACATCTCCTAATGATGCCGCTCCAGAAAATGTTACAAAATCATTTTCTAAAGCACCATGACTTGTATCTGAAACAATTAATGTTGCACATGTTACAGCCGCGCTAGAAGAATGAGATGCAGCAACTGTACCATTAAGACCACGGATACATCCCTGTAAAGTATTGCTAGAAACATTAGCATAGGTAAGGATTTCACTACCTATTTTTACACGACCAGAATTGGGGAACCCTGAAGCACTTGTAAGTGATATGCTTACATCACTTGCAGTTATATTCGCAGACAAAGTATTAGCGCTTGCGGAAAAAGTTACATCTCCTGCTGATGTCGTTGCGCGAATTGGTGTGATGTCGTCATACCCGCCACCTTGACTGATGTAATACTTTAAGTTTGTTCCAACACCTAAATAATTAGACCCATCTAGTGCAACCCAAGGGTGCAATGCGCGGCAAGTTCCTAAAAAAGAACTCACTGAATTCTTTACCCATCCTCCAATTTTCTCAGGAAAGCCAAAACGAAATCTGACTTTATCCATGTCAAACCAACCGCCCTCATTTGAATATGACGTAGTTTCGCGGTTAACGCCGGGGCGAAATTGAAGTTTGGTAAATGGCATCAGCAACCTCCTACTAAGGCAATTATACACAATTCGAACAATTGTACGAGTTATTCTTTTTTAAAAAATAACCCGAACAATTTAATCTATAAGCTCAAAATGCGGCCCATCTATAAACGGACGGCGATCTTGTTTTCTGCGCAAGTCGATATAAGCATTCATGGCTTCTTCCATAGTGCCGTCCCACTTGCGAATGTCCATAGGATACGGCATTTCAGGTGTTCCCCAAGCAGCCCCCCAACAGATAGGAACACCCACGACAATAGCAGCTTCCTTGATTGCATCAGCTAAATCATCGTACAGATTTAGTTCCCAAGATGCTCTCCCATTTATATAGGCCATAATGTCAAAAGCCTTTCCCTCAAGGTGCTTGGACTTCATCGTCTGGGAAGCTCCCTTGGCTACCAACTCTTTCTGTTGCTCAAGAGTTCTCATGCCTTGCACAACACCGAAATCAGTTTTCGTAAGTGTTATGGCGTGTTTAACAACAGCTTGTAGCCGCTCATCAATCCCTTCCAGCTTATCAAGGCTGCGTCTGCTTAGTTTGAATCCCATTTTTTTTCTCCAGATATAACCGCCAACAGTTGACGACTGTGTTAATTGATACTGCGCTAAACAGCATAACCCATTGCCAAATCTCCATTACTTCCTCTTAAAGAATGATTGTGCGCCACGAATTCCAAAAGATGCTGAAATTGCAATTCCAAGGCTGTAAAAATACCAGTCTGGTGCCTTGTTAAGTTGCTCAAATCCACGATCAACCCAACCTTCAGCGCCCGGAATCCAGCATAAAATCAATGGAATAGACAGAATAATTACAAAATATTCGTCCTTCCAACTTGTTTTTGCGCCTTCAGCCATGACTCGTTCCCAGTCGGCAACGCTTGTCTCTTTTGACAATAATATTTTTGCTTTCGCTTCGGCCTCAGTAAGTTTGAGCCGTGCTTCTGCGGCGTTTTTATCTGCCTTTCCTTGCAGCCATGATCCTGCAAGATTAGCTATTGGCCCTAATGCAGCGGTAAAAATACTCATTTCTCAGACCCCAGCCACACGGCGAACGCGCCTGTCATGGCCCCAGAACATACTGAAATCATTGCACTTTGTTGCGTTGACAAGTCGTCTAGAGTCATGCCCCACTCCAAAACTCGAATATACATAACAGTCATTACCAGCATCATCAAACGCGGCATAATTTTCCACGCTAAAATCTTTTCCATTGCTACAGCCATCGCTAAACCTCTATGTTAACTTTTGTCCCAGTTGGCCTCTCAGCCTGCGTTGCATGACCAAACTTATCATAACTTTGATGTAAGTCCAATCCTTGCTTCCGAAGCGCCTCTAAGCGTGCGTGATTAGCCCTATGCTCCTTTTCTACCCTCTGCTCTATCAGGTGATTACTTATGCGCTCACGCACCCTTGTTCGAGCGTGTATGTCTGATGCCACGTTAAAAGGCATATTGCTGCTTATACCTTGAGTTCCATCACTCATATTGTAGCCAGCCAAACAAAGCCAAACAAACATCCAGTGCAAATAACAAACAAGGCTATACCTGCCGCCCATTCAGATATTTTTTGTTTTAATTCAATTCTTCTGTATTCATGCTCTCTTTTTTCTTTTCTTAGCTTGGCTTCTATTTCTAAAATTTCTTGCCATTTTGAGGGGCCATAATACGCAGAAATAAAATCTTTTAGCTCCTTGCGCATGGATTCTGCTTTTTGCTTTGCTGCAAATATCTCCATCGCTTGAGCCTGAACGCCTCCTCCTAGTGCCTTATACCAAGGGGGTTTTTGAACTTGACGATCTGCAAAGTCTAAATCTGCTATAGCACCTGCCCATTGGGAAAGTTGACCACCCATATCTTGTAGGTCCCTGCCTATAGATATGCCTTTTTTAAGTGCTCTAAATGCTGTTGTTGCTCCAGCTATAGCGGTTATTGGGTCGATCATAATTCACGAAAGCTCCTTGGACAAACATAGTCAGGATCAACGCGATAAACGCGCTTGTTGTACATACCATCACATTGATAGTGACAGGCTTTATAAAACCAGCTTCCGTAGCCGTTTATGAATACATGCCCATATCCTATAAATACAAGCGTGCAAATCATATTATCGCTCCATTAAGCGATCTATTTTCTCTTCTATTCTATCAAATCTAGCTACAATTTGATTCATTACCGTAGAGCTATCATTTTTATTGACGTAATCTTTTGCCATTTCTTCTCTTGTTTTGTTCAACAAAATTTGAATACGACCAAGTTCGCTATGTTGAGATTTTAACCACCAACCTATACCGCCAATCGCAGCAGTCAGTCCTACGTTTATAAGTGCATTCATTTCCATTTTATGGCTTTACAGGCCAAGTAATACTGCTTGGGAAACCAGATTGCTGCGGTACATTCCTTAAAGCAGTTCTATAAGCAGTCATTGCATCACTCATTGTGACATCTGACAAAGCGTAAAAATCAGTAGCCGCTAATCGGCTATCTCTTTCAGACCTAACATCACTTTCCAATATTGCAGCATCTGTTAATATGGGAAAGGCTCTGTACGATCTCAAAGGACTAGAAGATAGTGCTTCTATCTCAGATACTCTTTCAGACCCTAGTGTGGATTTTACAACATCTAAAAGTTGACTTTCAGTTAGATTGGTAGCTTGAGGGTCAACCGTTACACACTCAAGATGCTTTTGATTTGTGAAATCTACGCAAAAGTAGACCTCTATTATAGCGCTGTTATCTTCCGAAAGATTTACGCCATTTACGTTCCAAACAGACATTTAATTTCTCCTTTTAATTCCAGTAACACACTAAGACGATACCCGCCGCACCGCTGGCACCGTTACCTGCACTATTTGGGCTGTCAGCGTTTGTACCACCCGCACCGCCGCCACCGCCGTAACTTTGTCCAGCCTCGCCAACTGTGCTAGGCCAACTTCCTACTGCCCCTCGACCACCATTACCGATGTAAGTGGCAAGCCACCCAGTATCTAAGGGTGAAGTTCCCCTAGCGGCAGGCCCTGCATTTGTTGCTGCTTGACCGCTATCGCCGCCGCCTGCACCGCCGCCGCCGCTTACGCCAGAACCGCCATTGTTTCCGTATCCTGTGGTGACGTTTATACCCTTCCCACCAGTATAATTAGCATCGCCGCCGCTTGCCGTACCACCGCTGCTTGAGTTGTCGCCTGAGTAGTTGCCATCGTGTTGACCTCCACCCCCACCGCCTGCGGTCAATGAAACGCTGTTGCCACTCACTGTTGTGTTGCCGCCTGAACTACCGTTACCCGCAGACGGTGAATAACTGTGACCTGCCCCGCCGCTGCCTCTAGAAACGGTATATGAGTCACCAGACGTACCAATAAAGCCTTTAATTGAAACACCACCGCCGCCGCCGCCTGATGATCTTTCAGCCGCTGCGCTTGATTTCTGAGAGGTGTCTAGCATACCCGCACCACCGCCGCCACCGCCGATAGAGATGATAGCAACAGCGCCGCCTTGTGAAAGAGTAAAGTTACCTGTTTTGGTTTCGATGGTGTCAGGGGTGCCAAGGTCAAATGTGTATGTGCTGCCATTCCAAACAGGAGCAGTTACATCACTAGCTCCGTACCATTCATTAAAGGCCATTTGTGCCTCAGAGGACTTGCCAATAAGCCCCCTGATATCAGAATCATTCAGAGCAACTTCGGTCCCAGAGGAGCCGCCAACTTCAACGTGCATTTCATTTAGGGTTATTTGACCACTACTTGGTAGAGGCATTTTTTAACTCCTCAATTTCAGCCTTTAATTCTTTGATAGCTTCAATAAGCAAGCCGTGCAATTGGTCATATTGAACAGTTTTATACTCAACACCATCGTCTGTCTTTAAGGGCAGTGTGCTTTCTTGGATTGCACTTGGTAGAACCTTTTCGACTTCCTGTGCAATAACCCCTGCGCTTTCTTTGCCATCTGCTTTGTACGTAAAGGTGTAGCCGTTTAGCTGACTCACTTTATCCAAAGCGCCTGTGATTGGCTTAATGTCTTCCTTGAGTCGCTCATCAGAAATCGTGGTTGAATAAGCAATGACGTTGCCATCTGCGTGAAAATCACCATCAGCTTCAAATCGAAACTCATTACTGTTGTTAATGTACACATCCATTTGTGTGTTGTCTGTGAAAGTAATGTAATCAGTAGCATCTAAGCCAATTTTCCCTGACACGAGTGCGTCACCAGTTACAGTAACTCCATCTAAATTTGTTGTGCCGTCTACATCTATGTCACCAGAGATGTCTAACGAAGCAAATACGGATGTTCCTGTTCCAGTGATTGTACCACCAACACCTAAATTACCAGCAATCGTCACATTTGTTGTACCTGTTGGTATTTCTAAAACATCTGCATCAGCGTCATTTTTAATAGTAACATCATTAGTGCTACCCTGCCCTGTCAGGATAAGACCTTCAGCAGCCGTATAACCAATAGCTGCATTATCTCCTGCGGCGGTATCACCGTCTGGTTCAAATGTAGTAGCTGTGGCAACACCACTAAAGTTTACAGCAGTGCCTGTTAGTGTTTGCGTTAAAGTCACCTGCCCATCAGAGGCAATAGCAATGGCATCAGTATCACTAGCCGAACCTATATTACCTGCATTGGGTATAACTATATTACCGCCAGTAGTCATCAAACCACCGCCAGTGTATGTACCCGACACATCTATATTTCCGTTTACATCGAATAGAGAAGAAGAGTTTATCTGCACTGTGGGGGCAGTTACATCTAACGTAGTACCTGAATTTATTTCCAAGTGTCCATTTGCTGATGCAACTATGTTTTCTCCACCAGCAGCATCGTTAAAGGACAACTTACTATCTACAGCTAAAACAAGTTCATCTGCTGACTGATCCCATAACAAGAAGTGACTAGCAGATGCACCAAAAAACTTTACATCGTAACCTGTATCATCAACACCGACTGTAACTGTATTGTCAATTTGAACAGCACCATCAATGTCTACAGCATCTAAATTAGTTGTACCGTCTACGTCAAGATCACCATTAAAGTCTGCATTACCTGCAAGTGTTAGCGTAGTTGCCATATCAACAGCACCATCAATGTCTACAACATCTAGGTTAGTCGTGCCGTCTACGTCAATATCTCCACTAATATCTAAAGATGCAAAAACAGAAGTGCCTGTTCCAGTAACAGTACCGCCGACAACAACGTTACCCACAACATTTATCGCGTCGAAGTGGGCATTATTAAATATGTTTGCCGCTACAGCACCGCTACCTGCGCCGTCAAAAAACACAACCGCAGTTTTACCTGCTGGAATTTCGTAGTCGTTACTAGAGTTATACGTTCCCTGAAACAACAATATGCTGCGTGATCCAGATAGATTGTTGCGGACATATACAATTTTTTCCGCATTGTTTGGAGTAAGTTGCACAAAGGCCGTGCCGCCTAAATCTCCTCCATCTGCAAATATAACCAAACGATTACGCCCATTAGAAGCGGCTCCGTCCGTAACAGGCAATGTGTTTGGAGAACCAGAAGACCCTGTAGCCCCAAGAGTTACAGAAACCTGCCCATCAAGAGCGGTGTCTAATAGTTCTAAGTTTGTGTTTGTAGTTCCTCCCCATGTGCCAGACTGTTCGCCTGTAGCAATGAGTTCAATACCGTTGTTTGTTGTATATGTACTAGGCATTTTTTATCCTATGCTGCTATATCATCCCAGTTTGAAGATTGGGACGGCGTTACTTCATCCCAGTTCGGAGATTGAGATGGCGTTACTTGATTATAACTTGGTTCTTGATTTGGAACAATAGGCCCCCAAACAAGAACCTGTGATGTTTCTGCTGTCCCAAAAACACCTTCTGGGAACACATTTGCTTTTGCTGAGATTGTGACAGACCCAACTTGACCCGTCCCAGAAACACCTGTGACGGAAACATTTCGGGATATAGATGTAGTTACTGAACCAACCTGTGCTGTGGCGCTTACTCCAGTAATAGAAACATTGGCTTTTGCTGAAACTGTGGTTTCTCCAGCCTGTCCAGTACCAGAAACTCCTGTAACTGAAACAGTTCTTGAGACAGAAACAGTAGTTGTGCCGACTTGACCAGTTCCAGAAACGCCTGTAACGGAAACACTTTTTGGTATAGAGGCAGTAGTTGACCCAACTTGTCCAGTTCCAGAAACTCCTGTAACCGAAGAATTTGCATCTGCTGTTGTAGTGACAGAGCCAACTGAACCTGTGGCGCTAACTCCACTAACAAAAATACTTATTGCAGGAATTACTGTAACAGAACCTACTGATCCAGTTGCTTCTAGCCCAGTAACTGAAGAATTAGAATTGGCGACTACAGAAACAGAACCAACTGACCCTGTTGCTGGTAAACCTGTCACTGGAGCAGTCGCACCTGCGGCTGCGGTTGCAGAGCCAACCTGCCCTGTTGATTCTAATCCTGTTACATTTATAACTTCATTTTCGTGTATTGTTACAGTACCAACACCACCAGTAGCAGATACACCTGTAACATTTACGACTTCATTTTCATCAACAGTAACAGAACCAACTGACCCTGTTGCTGATAAGCCAGTAACAGAAGAATTTGAAGCTGCATTTATTGTAACCGAACCCACACTGCCTGTGGAAGAAATCCCAGTAACAGGTATATTACCTATACCAGATACAGAAACTGAACCAATTTCACCTGTTGCAGAAATGCCTGTGACAGAAATATCTGCGGAAGCATTTGTAGTTACAGAGCCGATCCCCCCTGTCGATGAAAGTCCTGTAACAGAAACACTTTTTGGAATAGAAGCTACAGCGGAACCAACATTTCCAGTTGCTGATACTCCTGTGACATTTACGTTCTGAGATTGTATAACAGAGGCGCTGCCAACTTGCCCAGTTGCACTTAACCCCGCAGGCGAAACATTGGCTTTAGCAACAACAGATACAGCACCCACACTGCCTGTAGAGGCCAACCCAGAAACAGGGACATCACTTGCACCAGAAACGGACACTGAACCAATCTGACCTGTCGCAGAAAGTCCTGATACAGAAACATTCGAATCCGCAGTGGTTGTTACAGTACCCACACTACCTGTGCAGGAAACGCCAGTAACAGAAATGTCTTTTGGAATAGATGCAACTACAGTACCCACACTTCCTGTGCAGGAAACACCTGTAACAGAAACACTTTTTGGAATAGATGCAACTACAGAGCCAACACTACCTGTAGAAGAAACGCCAGTAACAGAGGTATTTGAAGCTGAATCCGTAGTTGCGGAACCAACTCCACCTGTCGATGACAAGCCTGTAACTGAAATATTTGAAGATGTAATTAAAGTTACAGAGCCAACCGCTCCTGTAGCGGAAAGCCCTGTAACAGAAATGTCTGCTGAAGCATTTGCAGTTACAGAACCCACGCCGCCTGTAGCGGAAAGCCCTGTAACAGATACGCTTTCAGGTATTGAGGCGATTACAGAACCGACTTGACCTGTTGCACTTAGTCCAGTCGGTGAAGCGTTTGCTTTTGCAACAACCGTTACAGAGCCGACACTTCCTGTTGAGGAAACACCAGTAACGGGGGTGTCACTTGCCCCCGCTGTTGTAACTGAACCAACTTGGCCTGTGCCAGAAACACCAGTAACGTCTACAGGAAGTGGGTTGCCCCAAGTGCCTGTAGACCATGTACCACGCCCCCAGCCTGCAACAATTGCCATTTCATTTACCTATAAACTAGGCTATGCGAATAATGGCGCTACTTGAGTTTGCAGTGGGGAAAACAACTGTGAAGTCTCCAGCAGTCGAAGTTTTATCTCCGCCGAAGTCTAAAACAACTACAGTTGGATCACCTGAAGCACTATCATTGTAAATCAGTGCGCCACGCGCAGTAACAGTTGCGTTGCTAAAGGTAAGATCACCAAAATCAGTAAGCGCTGTTGTGCCGCTTGTAGACGGATCAACTCTTGTGAGGGCTGCACCACCTGCGGTGTAGTTTGTTCCGCTTACTTCGTTTGAAGTTGTATATGCTGTGGTAGCCGCTGTAAACGATGCGCTATTTGTATACATCGCTAGTTTAAAGGTGCTTCCACCAGAGTTTTTAAAGTTATGAACGGCCTCAAGGATTTCCTTCTTAAAGCTCGTGCACATAAAGTTGCCAGAAAAGGCCATTTCATAGTCTCCTTATAAGTTCCGCAAGGCTTGGATGCCCTGCATCTGTAAGTGCGTTATATACCGTAGTTCTATCACTTTTGATAGCCTCTCGCAAATAAAACTCAATGACTTTCGTAATTTGACGTTCAAAGACACGAGCTTGATCACGAATCGCAGGGTGCGCTGTATCAGAAACGTTGACAATTTTGCTGGCACAGCGCTCTGCAATTTCTTCGGGTGTAAACCCTCTATTGTTGGTTGTATGGACTTGAACGCCAAAATCTTCTGGCAAGCTCATATTCAAAGCAGGTATCATGTTTTCTCCCTAATAATAAGACCTGTTCGGTAAGCATCCGTAACTTCTTGTGATTCACCAAAGTTTTTGACGCGAGAAAGGGCTTCTGTAAATCTTTGTGTATAATTCTGCACAAGATCACCTTCACCCTTCATAAAAGTGTACGCCTCTATTAAACTACCATATAGCATAGAAACTGAAGCATTCGTGCTTAACCATGTTGTCCCACTTCCAGAACCAGCAGTCAAAGAAGCTGGTCTGTAGAAGTAATGAAGCTCAACATTGTAATTTGAATCTGGAGTTGGTCCTAGAATAAAGTTATCAACATCAAACTGCGCATAATACCGAGGAGCACCAGTCGTAGAATTGTTCGGGTTAAAAGACTGAACAAAGTTTACGTCTTTAAATAGCACAAACTCTTTGTTGCTGCCGTTTGTAAAAGACAGACTAAATGGAGCCAAATAATCATCAGGTAAAGCAAGATATTGATTGCTTGCAGTAAGATTTCCTGTTTGATTTTTTCGGAAAACCTCAAGTTGCGCTATTTTTAAGATGCGCTCTTCAGCGTTTTTAATAAATATATCCAGACTATTCACAAAGGTTGTCTCTGTGTTTTCAGTGTAATCCTGAATAGCCGTTTTCAATTCTGCGTATGTAAAGCTCATGATGTTGTCACCGTTACGCTGCCAACGGACCCAGTGGCAAGCAAATTATTTGGAGTTAGGCCCCCATCGTATTTGAAACCTACAGGATTCCAGCCCCATTGTATGTTGTTTTGTTGAGCAACATTTTGCTCAGGACGCGGATTACGCAACGCCTGTGGATCAGGAGTTGCACGAAGAGGCTCTAGCTGTGGTTGTTTAGCCTCCCACTCATCCTTGCCTACAAGAAGGCCATTCCACTCTTTACGCATGTCTCTGAGCCGATAGCGAAAGCCAGATCGGTCAGATATTCCATATGCCCACTTTCCTGTGGCATACTTAGACATAACGATAGTTCCTCAAATCTGGGGCAACGCGGAAAGACGCACGGTCACGATCCTCATCCATTGCGCGGTTTATTTCCTCTTCATATATAGCTTTTAGCATCTGCAAGCGATCAGGAGCACGCTTAATGCTCATGTAATAGGCCAAACCAGCCGCTAATGCAGGGTAAAATCGAAACGGTAATTGAAGAGTATTAACGTAGTTATCAGCATCATCCATGCGAACAAGAGCGTTATAAAGAACAACATCTGTGCTATTATCAGGCAAAGGCCACATTTTTAAGACTGGATTTATTTGACGATCTACAAAAAACTGAGTGGGACGCCCCGTTGTAGATTTTGTGGGAATGTTAAGATATTCATCCCTACTTATGCGATCTAGTGCATAATCAGTACCGTCTCTACGCACGACAAGGGATAATATGTCGATTACGTCAGTTCCAAGGTCAACATCACCATCGTTTTCTGTAACTGTAAAGTTGCGCTGGGCTATAGTCCACTGATTCAAGCCGCGGTTAGCCCAATCAGCAAACATAAGGTTTAAAGAACGCTTTGCAGTCTTCAGATCATAACCTGTACGAACTTCCAAGCCGCAACGCTCAAAAGCCTCTTCGATGTAATCAGCTACATCTAGTTCAAAATCTTTAGACCCTGATACAGTCATTTCTTCTTCCTTTTAAGGGATTTAACCCTTTTTGGCTTGCCAGCAGGCTGTCCAAGACGTTTCTTTTGAGATATTCTACTACTCTTTTCAGCAGATGTCATCTCTGAAGCTGTCTTTGGCGTTTTCGAACTTACACGCTTGCTAGGCCGACAATATGGAGTGCCGCGCTTTTCACCCTTTTTACGCCCACAGGCTTTGCCTGTACGAACGTCTTTCCAGTCTTCTTTAAACCAGCGTTTGAGTGCAGCACCCTTTTTTGTCTTTCTTACAGCCATTAGCTTTTCTTCGTCACTTTGCGGCGACTAGACATCACCTTTCCGCAACCATTTGCGACCACTTCACCACCTTTTATCATTCGACGCACTGGGCGCTTGCGGAAGTCATTAGATGGCATAATAGCGCCACCCATTGCTTTTTTAACAGGCTTCTTTTTGCTTTTGTTGCCCCAGTTTTTAGCACCTACTTTTCGGCATTTAGCGATTGCGCCGCTTGCGTATGCGCTTGGAAAAACCTTGTACCTTGCCTTTACCTTTCGATAACACGCGTCCTTTGGCATTTTTCTTCCTCTTCATAGGAGGCTTGCTAACCTGCTGCCTCATCTGTGAGCGGCCTATAGCCATTTAACACTTCCATCTTTTTCTGGCCTGCCGCAGACGAGAATTCGGGTTTTTTGCCGCTTTTGGAAACTTTTTCATTTGCCCAGCCGAACGTGCGCAGTATGATTTACGCCGTTTAGCATCTTTACTGCCTTTTTTTACTTTTCCAGTAACCGCAGTTTTTAATTTAGAGCCGGGATTTTTACGGCGATAAGCTTTTACGCCAGCTTTAGTCATTCCCGCCCCAGACTTTGTGGGGCGGAAATTTTTCTTGTTTCGTTTTGGCATTTCGCCTTTTTTAGATTTAGCCATACTCTTTCCGCATAGACATTATAATTGTGTAAGTGTCCGCGCTTGTGTGACCAACTGTTGTGAAAAGAACATCTCCGTCCTTGCCAGTTCCAGCATTATTAATTAAGCCACCAAAGGCTGTATAGTCATGATTCCCACTTTGGTTTTCACCCAATTCTATACAAAATACATTGGTATTTGCGTTCCAAAGAATTTGAACTTTCATACCAATACACTGCCACCAAATTTTTTCGATGACAACTCCAGTACAAGCTTGACCACGAGCATTAGCAACAAGTGCGCTAACATCTACTTTAACAACCTCAGACTCACCTGTCCCATCAGAAACATTGGTAAATTTTTGAACGACCATTTTTTCGCCATCCAATATGGTTTGTGTAGCTACAGCATCAGCCATACTAGCCTCCTATTACGCTAAGTTATTGTTTTGAGCGTATAGAATAGTAAAACGAACCAAACCCGCATTTGTTGCTGCTGAAGCAGT